CTCCGGCCCCGAACATCGTCACCAGTTGGTAAAATTCAGCCCCGTAACGGGTGAAATTCCAGAACCCCGCATCAGGGTTGAGCGTGGCGCTATTGTCATAGCTAACAGAAACCTTATCGACACTCTTTGAGGAGGCCGCACCATTAGTTGAACCACTACCGCCGCCCATTGCAGCAGACTGCACATCTTTGGCTTGCAGCGTGGTGTAGTGAGCCACGAATAATTCGACCAGGTAAGGAAACATGTCACCCAGTAGGTTTTCACTTAGCAGCTTGTCAGCAAGATTGAGGCGGAATTGAATGGCGGATTCGAGATATTTATTAACATCAGCAAACTGAGGAAAATCAGTTCTAAACTTTTCCACCGTTGGTAGATTTCGATTCTTTAACAATTGTCTTCCCCTTATTCAGCTCATCAATCTGGTTCTGCAGGTCAACAATGTTGGCGTTGCGTGAGTCGATTTCATCGGTTTGCTCACTTAGTCGTTTCTGCAGATCAGCAATGGTTGCGTTGTGCGAGTGGTTTTCTTCGACCTGTTCACTCAATTGCTTCTGCAGGTCATAAATGGTGGTAACACGTTCCACTGCTACTCGTTCCTGCTGATCGATTCGCCCCTGCATTTCAATCATGGAGGCTTGCAGGTCGGTATTGCTGTGCTCTGTTTCAGCGTCAATCACCTCGGCGTGCGCCAATGTGAACCAATGCTCGGCAACGTCTTTCGTGACCTTATGGGTGCCGACCAAGAAGCTGATATCGGGCTGACCGGCCAGCGACAATTTAAACGGGGTGTGTACTGCAATTTTCATCATTTCACCTTACTGGCCTCCTGCGAGGCCATCAGAGTTATTAAATGCCGTCGAAGTAAGCCAGCGTTTCAATGTACGGGGCCTCAACCACACCCAGCTTTCCGTAATAGGTCACAAGCTGCCACAACCCACGATATTGGATCGGGATGCTGGTCAGCGGCACCAGAGGGAACCGCACATATTTACGGTCATTGGTGTAGGCCACCATGCGATCTTTACCCGCAATACCCGCACCTTTCAGCCATTTCACCGCGCGGATATTCAGAGGGATACCGTTCTGGTGGAAAGAGATAGTGTTAGTGGTCAGGTAGGTCAGTAAAGATTGGTTACCCGCATCAGACACAATAACCTGCGCCAGATAAGCGTACTGCTCAGGAGGTAACAGCAGGTCTTTCGGTACCACGGTATAGCCGGACGCCGCCCAAGCATCGGAAAGCACCTTGTTAATGGAGTCGCGAATCTCAGCCACGGTAGAAACCAGCCACGACTTAGTTGCGTTGCCAATCGCTACGCCGGTGTAGTTAGCCAGACCTTTTACGCCCAGATCGGTATCACCGAGATAGACCTGCTCATCGGCGTCCATGTGCCATTTCAACACCATGCCGTCATATTTCTGCGTATCGATTGGGCGGCCCATTTGTTGCGCTGCGGCTAACTCAATTACTGTCCAGCCCAGTTCCATACCCCACAACGTTAGCGGGAAGCCCTTTTTATCGATATCTACGTTAATGCCTGCCAGTGCTGTCGATTCCTGACTAACCCAGTTTTTACCCTTTGGATTGGCACCGGTACCGGCTGCGGCAAAGCCAGTTTTAGTAAATGAACTGATCTCATCAGCGATATTCACATCTTCGCGGAATTGAATATCGCGGGTATAAGTCGTTCCCACCAACGGCAGGTTAATCTCTGGATCTAATCGCTCCAGCTCCCCAATGAGGAATGCGCCACTGGCATCAATGGTGCGCTGGCTGTCGTAAGTGATCATATTGATTGTTCCTTAAATCTTGTAAGAGATTTCAGTGTTACCAGCGGCATCACCGGCACCCGTGAAATAAGCGTTAGGCAGCACCACGGTAGCGTCAGCAATCGCGGCGGCCAGAACAGAACCCAACGGGCTAGCGTCAGTAGCATCAGCGATACNGCTGGCCGGCCAGCGACAATTTAAACGCGGTGTGTACTGCAATTTTCATCATTTCACCTTACTGGCCTCCTGCGAGGCCATCAGAGTTATTAAATGCCGTCGAAGTAAGCCAGTGTTTCAATGTATGGGGCTTCAACCACACCCAGCTTCCCGTAATAGGTCACCAACTGCCACAATCCACGATACTGGATCGGGATGCTGGTCAGCGGTACCAATGGAAAACGCACATATTTACGGTCATTGGTGTAGGCCACCATGCGATCTTTACCCGCAATACCCGCACCTTTCAGCCACTTCACCGCGCGGATATTCAGAGGGATACCGTTCTGGTGGAAAGAGATAGTGTTAGTGGTCAGGTAGGTCAGTAAAGATTGGTTACCCGCATCAGACACAATAACCTGCGCCAGATAAGCGTACTGCTCAGGAGGTAACAGCAGGTCTTTCGGTACCACGGTATAGCCGGACGCCGCCCAAGCATCGGAAAGCACCTTGTTAATGGAGTCGCGAATCTCAGCCACGGTAGAAACCAGCCACGACTTAGTTGCGTTGCCAATCGCTACGCCGGTGTAGTTAGCCAGACCTTTTACGCCCAGATCGGTATCACCGAGATAGACCTGCTCATCGGCGTCCATGTGCCATTTCAACACCATGCCGTCATATTTCTGCGTATCGATTGGGCGGCCCATTTGTTGCGCTGCGGCTAACTCAATTACTGTCCAGCCCAGTTCCATACCCCACAACGTTAGCGGGAAGCCCTTTTTATCGATATCTACGTTAATGCCTGCCAGTGCTGTCGATTCCTGACTAACCCAGTTTTTACCCTTTGGATTGGCACCGGTACCGGCTGCGGCAAAGCCAGTTTTAGTAAATGAACTGATCTCATCAGCGATATTCACATCTTCGCGGAATTGAATATCGCGGGTATAAGTCGTTCCCACCAACGGCAGGTTAATCTCTGGATCTAATCGCTCCAGCTCCCCAATGAGGAATGCGCCACTGGCATCAATGGTGCGCTGGCTGTCGTAAGTGATCATATTGATTGTTCCTTAAATCTTGTAAGAGATTTCAGTGTTACCAGCGGCATCACCGGCACCCGTGAAATAAGCGTTAGGCAGCACCACGGTAGCGTCAGCAATCGCGGCGGCCAGAACAGAACCCAACGGGCTAGCGTCAGTAGCATCAGCGATACGGATATAGACCGGCGCACCTTTAGCAACACCTGCCGCCGTAGCCCCGATATTGACCGACAGGTAACCGCGCTTTAGCGCATCACCGGCGAAGTTGTTGCTGGTCCCGATTTGGCGCACCTTGTCTGGCGTTGAAGTGGTGGGGAATGGTCGAACAAAGATGCCGACGATTTTGTCAGCGGTGTCGTCCTCTTCCAGCGGTACAAAGAAATTGCCGATGAACTTACCGGCCAGGCCGTACTGGCTGAATGGGTTGGCCGTATTAATCAGTACCGGCTCAATAGTCAAATCCTGCGGACGCGACACTGCCCCGGCAATGCCCGCAGGCATCCGGAATAAATATGCTGTCATGAATTAGTTTCCTTTTTTAGCCCAGAACGCGGCGTTCTGTTTATTGAGGTCGGCGGCGGTAGGTCGGCGATTTGGTGCGGCAGAATCGATGGTTCTGTGGTTCCCCTGGGTGTTATTCCGCCCTTTGGCAATCTCGCTGGCTGCGATGAATGCCGCATCAAGGGACAGTTTCGGCATTTTGGCAAAGTCGGGTTTGTCACCGACAATACCTTTTAGCAATTTCTCACCCTCGGTGGTTTTAAACGCCGCATCTAATACGGTTCGTTTAAAGGAGGCCAGTTTTCCCCCCTCGGGTAATTTAATACCGGGTACAATCCATTCCGCGCGGGAAACCACATCCTGATGATAAGCCGCATCGCTGGTAATACGTCGCCCCTCTTCCTCCTCGTCTGGGTCGGCGTCGGTGGTTGCGCCTAACTTCTTCAGAATCGCGGCTAAGGTCGTTTCCATAGCAGCAACACGGCTTTCGATATCGCCACTATCAGTAGTCGCGATAGCATCTAATTCAGGCTCCTGTTTCGGTAACGGTTGTTGTGGGTTAATGGTGATATTGATGGCCTTAGGCAGTTCGCCGGTACCCTCATCGCTGGTTAGCTCTGACGGGGCGCTTTCCATTGCTTCCTCCATCGCGGCGGCATCTTTGGTTTTGATTGCCCGGCGTAGCTTGGCGAACCAGGTGTTATTCATTGTCATACGTTTACTATCTCCAATTGAACAGCGTTTCCCTGCGCGACCCGTGGGAACGAGCGCGACATGGTTAGCTATGATGTCGTACTGACGGGCTTTGCCTCTGGCGGTTTGCTGGTATTCGGCATCGTAGCCAGACGAAATTTGATCAACACCCTCTTCAAGAATCACCTTTATGGCCTCGGCTTTCTTGACCACGATGTCGGCGATCATTAAATCTGATTGGTCACCTGTTCCGCGCCTGACGTTTTGAACGTGTCCAGCGGCGTAACGGCCCCAGTTATCAGGTGTTACATCTTCGATGGGGTGAGATACTGTGAACGTCATTCCCTCAAAGCTGGCGAGTGTTTCAGGGCGAAAGACCTCATCCTCCGTCCTTTCCACTAAGATCTCACCATCACTATCAGGCTCGATATCATCCAGTTCTTCGCCACCGTAAAGCTGCACCCCTGTTCGGCCTATTGGTACGTCTTTGCACAATAGGCCACCGTCGCTCATGGTGAAGCGCGTTTCTCCCAGGCGGGAGTTATAGAAATATTGCATGGGTTATCTTTCCGGAATGATGACTTCGCAGTAACAACGGCAATTGGGTAATGCGCCCGCATGGCCCGTCATGCTGTCAAGGGTGGGCGGGTTATCCCAGCGAACAAACTTACCCTCCATTTTTTGATGTGAATGGCGAACGTCGCTATCTTCGGCGGTGCGCCAGATGTAACCGCTGGAACCGATAGAGAGTGAACGGGCCTGTGTTAGTGCCGTTGATGCCCTCCCTATTTCTGTACGGGCGATCATATTGGCGCGGGATATTGCCACATCACCAGATTTGGCTATTTCTTTAGCGAATGGCTCGGCACGCCCACCGGTGATTACCGCCTCTAGCGCCTGATTATGGATGTCCTGCACTCTGTCTGCAGCCTGCAAGGGCAGCGACTTGATGAGTTTTATCTGCTCTTCCACGATGTTACGGGCCACCTGCCCCACAGCGGTGTTTTCCACTATCTGGCGCAAACCCGCTGATATTTCCTGCGAGTTACTGCGCCACATCGCCACATCCTTTGCGTTAACGGCATCAAACATCTTGCTTGCTGTGGTTCTGGCCCAGCCATCAATCAGGTCTGAATAGCGGTTCAGGCTATCCATAACGTGATAGACGGAATCATTAGAACCATCGTAAGTACCATTTACGATGTCGCCGACCATTCGCGCTATCTTGCGTAGCTGCGTTTGATATTGAATTTCCGCGCGCCGTGATTTCAAGCGGGTTGAGATCTGCGCCTTCGCCGAGGTTCGGCGGGTCGATGTCTTTCGCACTCTCTATATCCTCATCACTGATGCTAGAGCCGATACCGATAATGCCTGCTTTGTCCCTGAGTTCAGTCATACCACCCTGCAGCGTCAGCAAGCCTGAGTCCATTGCAGCATTAATGGTATTAACGGTTTTCTCCGCGACGTCAGCCCGATCAGGTTCCGACATCTGCCACAGCGGGTTGAAATCAAATGAGAAACCGTCTGGCAGTGGCGAACTAAACTCGGAGTAGTGGATCACTTCGAATAATCGGCGCAGTGGACGACGCAAACGGCGCTCTTGTTGAGTTCCGATATTGTCGTAGTAGTTAGCCAGGTCAGCGTCACCGGTTGAGAACCCTGCAGGAGACTGACCAAACAAGCGCACCAGCGGGATACCAATGGCACCGGCTATCTGTTGGGCAAACTGCGCCATCACATCAGACAATCCACCGAATGCATAACTGTGCGTTTCAAACGTATCGGTGGCATCCATCAGGGTCAGGCCCTCAGTGCTTTGAAATTGCCGGATCATATCCATGCTTTTCATTAGCCCATCAAAGGCCTTGCCCCCCATCGCGACCAGCTCACGAAACTTATTGATTTTGTAGGTACGTAGATGCGCCTTAAAAATCAACTGTGCCGCACCGGTCGAGGTGCTATCAAACGCTAGCAACCGGTCAAACAGCCGCTCTATTACCGACATGCCCCATTCATTCTCTGTTCGCTTCTGCTGATACGGGAGGCCAACACCATCAAGGCGAATCACCCTGCTGTGGTGAATTTTCATGCTCGGGATACCGCCGCCGGTGGTCACCACCTGGTAATATTTAGGCATACCGAGATCTGGCCCCATCTCGGTCACTCGTTCGCTGATGGTTGGGTTAACCATCCAACGGTCGAGCACCAGTAGCCCTTTAAAGGCATCTTTGCCGATGGTTTCTACCCGTAGTGGTGTTTCCGGCGCTTGGCCGTCAATCATGATGAAACCAATTGCCCCACCGTACAGCCGTGACCATTTGATCGTGTCGTTGAGAGCATCCCAGAGGGATAACTCTTCCCAGCGCCCCTCTATTCGCATCTTGGCATCCGGTGCCATCTTGGAGGTGATGTTAATCCCCTTGCGGGTCATATCATCTGCGATGGTGTCTACCGCCGCGCCCACCAGCCAAGACGAGCGGTAAGCGTTTTCTATCAGTTGGCGGTTGCGGGAGGTCCAATTCGGTTGGTAGCTATAATCCGCGCTTTGGTTCTCAGTTCGCAGTCCATATCGAGCAGTGAGGTTTTGATAGCTATCAGTGGTTCGTTGGGGTGATGACGTCTTGCCTACTTTACGTTTTCTCGACATTACGCCCCCCCGAGCCGTAGCCAGATATCCAGCGCATTATCCATTGGTGCATATAAAATCATTGCAGAATCCGCCAGGTTGGGTGACTTGGTGCCGTCAGGTTTTTTATCCACCACAATTTTCCCTACGCCATTGACTGAGTAGGTGGGTTGCGACAATTCAGAGGTTAATTTGGTCAGGTTTTTGAGGTCTTTCGGGATGGAGATAATCTCATCGGGATCGAACTCCATATTTTCCTTAACCGCCCGATACGTTTTCTGGAACCGGGTGCGCAGACTCCACCAGCCCTGAGCTTTGGCGTTCGCAAAGAAATCCTTGTTAAGCCGCCCCTGTTGACCGTTATCGCCGGGAATGGCCTCATCATCGGGATCGGTTACACCGCCGCTACCACGGAATGGCGTGGCGACAATATGCCGCCTGCGTTGCTCTTCGCGCTGCTCGTTGATAACACGGGCATCACCACGCGCACCGGCCCCCAATCCATCGGTATCAAAGCGGAAAGTTTCGAGGTTTTGTGCATCGCAAATATCAAAGGCTTTTTGTACGGTACCGAAAATATCATCGCCTTTTCCCGACCACTCTTCGATGCTTTCGAGTAAGAAACCGTGACGACCGGCAAAGGAATTGGTGTCCTTGCCCTCGTCGGCGATATCGAGCGCACCTAAGCGCTGGCCGGTTGGCACAATACCCAAGACCTCATGCGCGTTGATTGCTGCCTGTACCCATGCGGATGGAATCAATACGCCCTCAACAGAGGCGCTATAGTTAATATCAATTTCCTGCGCCACGGTAACGGTGTCGAGATTCTCAACCTGCTTTTGATACCAGGCATCATCTTTGCGCGGGTCGTCGCGCCAGTGAAAGGTGAATACTTTAATCTTGCCGCTATGCCGCCGTTCAGCGAATGAGTTAGCCATACCGTTTGGCGTTGATATATCCTGCCGACAGTTGGTGGTTGCTGACAGAGACGCATCGACCAGATAAGGCCGCTCCAGGAACGCGGATTCATCGACTATGTAAAAGCTGGTGCGGTCACCGCGCCCTATCCCGTCACCCGCCTCGCCGGTCATGGCTGATTCAGTTTCTGGGAATAAGATACGCATGTGTGGCGCGTGCTGCTTTAGGCTCCAGCCACCGCGAAACTCAGTTGGCAACAGAGAGATGAAATTACGGGCTTTATCGAACAGCGATTTAGGCGAACCGATTTTATCGACATACTCTTCTTTGCGAGAACCGAACCCGGCGAACACACCACGATTAAACAGGCAAAGTGAGGAGGCCATACCAACGGTCAGCCACGACATCCCCATATCACGGGTTTTCTCGGTAATGCCCGGCTCAGCATTACGCCAGCGTTCAACAAACCACTCGATCCACTCTTCCTGCTTTGGGAATAAGAGGAACGGGATACGGGCTGGCAATCCACGCTCAACGTTGCGGGGGTCTACTGTCATGCCCCAATCAATAATGAACTGTGCGGGGTTGTCTTTGTAAAACGCTTTCATAACCGGCAACAATTCAGGCTGCTGACGAATGCGCTGCAATCGCTCCATTCGCCACTCAAAAACCTGCATGTAGTCCGGGTTTTTGAAGTCAAAAGGGAACGGAATAGGCATGTTGGGTTTTGCTCGATAAATGTGTGAATTTTAGGACTTTTTAACATAATGACCGTTACCCGCACCGAGCGCATAGCACTCATCGAACAAGCAGCGTGAGAGGCTTATTTGTCAAAGTTAACGACGCAGAATGTCAGAAAATCGAGTGCATAAATGATGCATAAATTAACCTATATTTTGCATAGAGGTTTTACTCGTCGAACCGGCTATTTCTGGACGTTTACCAAAATTACCCCATCAGCTTACGATAGGCCTCGGCGGCTTCATCCGGGGTTAGGTTTGTCGTTTGAATAGGGCCACCGTTCGCGCCGGTCAATTCAGCTTTCTTCGGTGCTTCCCACCCGCGCATTTCAGCCAGTTGCTTGATGGCAGCTTTCGGATCATGCAACTTAATTTTTAGCCCATCCTTGCCAGTGGATAATTCAGCGACAGCGGCCAGGTGTTCGGGCTTAATATTCTTGGAGTCCTTAAATTTCCACGACGCCTGAAAGACCGGTTGCCCGTCCTCGTCTTCACCAATCTGATAATTGCCAAACGTGGCGATGTCATGAATTGTCGTGCGCCCCATCAATGTTAGTCGTTCCATCGCTTCCGTGTAGGTCATGATGGCTTCGTTGACTGTTTCGTACTGTACGGACTGGAGGAAGGCTTGAACGTTATGATTTGTTAAGATTTGACTGGCTGACGCTCTCGCCCCGTCATCAGTCTTTGCCTTACCGCCAGCCTTTCGATATGCGCCGGTCTGGTTAGCACCATCGAGTAGTGCTGTAACGAATTTCTTCTGTAACTGCGTCATGGCATCAAAAAGCGCTTTCTGCTCAGACGTCAGCGTCTTTTTCATGTCCATTTAGAACTTCCTGCTAGTGATTGAAATATAATGCCGGGAATTTTAAAGACCACTCGATATCAATACAGCGTGTTTATGCTGTTTTTCGTGTTTGCCACTCACCGATTTTAGAATTAAATAAAATGACGCCTGCTCGTTAGTTGGCGGAGGGGGGGGGCGGTGCGGCTGGCCTCTTGACTGTATCGCCGGGCTTGTACGGAGGCGGTGTGGGGGCTTTACGGCTCATTGCGGCTGGCCTCTATTTGATGAATATTTGCTTTATCCAGATTGCACAACTCAATAACTGTCAGCAACTCACCGTTCAGCGCCAGGCTGTCACCCCATGTTAGCTCGTCAGGGATGAGCGGCGGCATACAATCAGAAAGCAGGCTGGCGGGTATCGGTACGTGCGGAGTCTGTACGTATTTTATTTGCGTGGTT